CAGTACATCGCCATCGTCGGGGAGAAGGTCTCCTGCGTCTTTCTTATCAACCACTACCTCTCCCTCAACAAATACTGTATAAATTTACAGTATATATACTACCAACTGACAGTGAGCGCAAATTTTTAAGAGCACTAATCGTTAAAAATCAACAATAAACATCAAAATATCCGATTGAATTCAAAAGAAAACCGCCATTTCTGACGGCTCTGTTTTATCTGGTATGGTTGTTCGCTATGCTGACAGTTTGGTTTCGTGCCAACCTCGCGTTACCCAGCATTGCGAATCACCAACGCACGGGCACGAGGTGATCGGCAGCGACTCACCGCACTTTCCACACAGGCGTTTGCTGATCGATTTGATGTGGCCACTAAGCCGAGCATCATCCTGGCGGATCAGCAGCGCTATGTACTCCGCCATTTCGTACGGATCACGACCAGGTCGCCGGGCGGCGCAGTTACGCGCCAGCATGTCCAGTTCCTGCGCATCGAGAACCAGCTCAATTTTCCGGTTGCCGGCGGCAGATTGCCGCGCCCTCTGCGCGGCTTTACGTTCTGCGGATGATTTAGCCATTAACCACCCCAGTTAGCTGGACAATCGTTTGATTGCATGGCGGAGCATAACTTGTGCATATAGCGCCGGAGCAAGCACCTGCGGCATTTTAGAGTAGCCCGCGCCAGAAAACAGGCGGCGAATTTCTTTAGGGGCAGCGCGCAGATTATCGATATTGTTATTATTAAGATCATTATCCAGATGTATAACCGAATAACCGGTCGGTAATTTTCCATGTGCGCATTCATATACGTATACATCGAGTCTGATTTTCTCTTTATTAACAGTGATGTACTGGGGAAGAATGCGTTTCCGGCCTTTAGGTTCGCGAGTCCATCCGCGAGCAATCTTTACACCCTTGATATTGTCAGGTTTTTTATCGGTACCGAATCGCCTGTTAAACCTCTCTGTAAGTTCAGCATTCGTTAGATTCCTATTGGCATAAATGAACGTCAGCTGCTCATCGGTATAGCGCGGCTCAATTAAAAACTGCTTTCCTAACCCATGAGATTTGCACCAGATACGGATAGCGCCCACGCTCTTATTTGTACCAAATTGAGCGTTAAACATTTCAGTTAATTCACGCGCAGTAGAACTTTTAATATGCCGCTTTATAAACAATTCTTGGGCTGGAGAGTATTTTTCTATCATTTTTCGATCCCCATAATCTTAGGCACATTCCCCGCTGTGCCGTCATAAATAGCCTTCTGAGCATCGAGGGCGACGCGATAAGTGCCCACCATCACCCCAACGATTTCCACTACCGCTTTAGCCCTCGATAACTCTTCCTGAAGCAGTTCGCCTTTGATGTTGGGATCGGTGACGGTTTCCAGCATGGCGAACTGGTGATTCATTAAGTCCTGAATTGTGTTTTTCATGGCTAAGCAACCTCTCCGATATATTCGGCAATGCCCGGCAGCAGCGCCACCGCTGGCGATTCACACTGATTGCCCCACACATCGAAACCATGCGATGACTGGCGGGCGAATAACTCAATACGCGGTACATCGCCCAGCAGCTGCACCAGCTTTTCGCGCACGATATCTGGTTTGCGCGAATGCTCCAGACGCGGGGCTGTAAATGACTGAACGATCCCTGCATCCAACCGGGCGGGTAATTTCCCCTGCACAGCGAAAAGACAATCCTCGCTGTTAGCCCTGGTTAAATGGCCCATTCCCAGGGCCATTTTGTTGGTCTGCCGGCTGTAGCATTTGTTCCACGTAAAGCCTTTCATGGTCATCAGGCGGAATCCCCACGCCTCGACTACCCGCAACGCCTCCAGCGGCTGAGTCGGAACCCACCACATAGCCAGCAGGCAGTTTTCAGCGGCCAGCTCCCAGACCGGGAGGCGGCAGATATCGAGCACAGTCATTGTCTGGTATTTATGCCCGGCGCCACGTTCTCCATCTTTGGCTTTGTCGCAGTAGGTCCAGGGCGGATCTGCATAAATCAAAGTGTATTTTTCGTTCATGCCGTCCACCACTCAATCAGTTTGCAGATCCCCCAGGTCACGACGATAACAGCGACCCAACCGGCAATGTCGATCACAGCTGCGAACCAGAGCAGAGCGCGCCGGCTGTAATTTTCAGGTTCAAAGTTCATTGAGCCTCCCCAAGCACCCAACGGAGTGCGCTTGCATACTCACCCTCGGCAGATTCCAGGGCTTTAGTGATTTCTTTGCGGGTTTTCAGGCGAGGCTTTGCTTCGCCGAGAATCTGGCGCTGACGACGGGCTTTTTCATGGCCAGTTGTGCCAGCTGTCGCCTGCTCGATTTCCGCTACCTTTTCCCGCTGTTCTTCGGGTTTCAGTGACGCCAGTTGACGCGCCTGAGTAACCGTCACTGTTCCGGACTCTACAGCGTCTTTGACTGCCTGGGTGGCATCCAGCAGTGATAGGGTTGCGCGTACAGTGGGGACGCTGACGCCGAACATCAGCGCGAGGTCTTCTTCGTCATGCCCGCGCTCCAGCGCATCAGCCATCTTTTTGGCTCGACCCAGCGGCGTATCAGCCTGGCGGATTTCGTTTGCGCTGACCATTGCCTGAGCCATTCGGGCGGCAGAACCGCGTTTAGTTACCGCAGGAACCAGCAATGGAGAATCACCCTGTTTAACCAGGCGCTTATTAGCCTCCAGGGTATGACGCACACGCTGACGACCATCCACCACACAGGCCAGCCCGCTTTCGGGGTCCTTCCAGACGATAATCGGCTCAAGAACGCCCTGGTCCATGATGTTCAGCACCATTGCCTCGCTGATAGGCAGGTGGATACGCTCATCGTAAAGCGGGTGCGTTTTGTCGGTAACCAGATGCAGCTTTTCCGGTTCGAACATCAGAACGTTGGTTTTTCCGCTGGCGCCATACGCGTCGATCGAGTTTTTAGCCATTTTTTTGAACTCCAATAAAACCGCTGTTTAGAAACTGTTTCATGCTCTCTTCTCCCGCCAAAAATTTAATCTCTCTTTGAAAAACTCCCGGTAGCTTTCCGGCGTCGCTGCAATCGACTCAACAATGAACTGACGAGTAACTTTCTTCTCGAACAGCTGACGTATGAGTGCCGCTGCCCGCATGTCGTAGTGCTCTTTGAGCTGGCACTCCTGCGGCCATTTGGCACGATTGAGCGGTAAGCCGGGCGGCAGATAATCTGATTGCCCGGCCATGCCTCATGCCCTCGTTTTTTCTGAGTTGGCGTAATAGCGGGGATCCACGCTGGTCAGTGTGAAATGCGGCACTGGCATGTCGTCATGCCGAATAATTCCGACGTGATTCGATGCGAGCATCGTCGAGATACGTTTTTGCAGATCACGTAAGGTGATCTCAGCATCAGGATGATGTTTTTTGATGGCTGAAAGAATGTTCTGATACGACAGTGTCTTACCCTTCATCAGCGCAACCAACTGCTGGGCGGAAACTTCATCAATGGTGCTATTCAGGGGTTTAATACTCTCCAGCAGCAGGCGATGCCGGCCAATGCTGCCGACACGCTGGCCAGTTTTTTTATCGAAATGCTCATTAGGTCCAGCAGACCAGACGGTAGCACCCTCGCTGAGCCGTACAGTTTTTTCACCCTTGTAATAAATCACGGTGCCGACATGTGTTTTACGACGGCGGCCGGATACCGCGGCCGTAGTAGTTTCACGTTTTACCGGCTTTTTCGGGGTGATCCCCGGAACTGGTTCTGGTCGCGGAGCTGCGACGAACACAGAACGGCTACGCGCACGGGCGCCAGCGTTCATGCGCCACAGAATAACGGGGATCCAGTTACAGCCATCATCTGGATTTACTGGTTTTGGGTAATTCAAATTCGTGGTCATAGGTCTTTCCTCGGTTTTATAGCGCTGGTCAGGCGCAGTTAAAATGTATCGGTGTTGTACTTCTCTGAATATCTACGCGGTTGTTTTCGTGGTTTTGCTGCCTCCAACTGAATGCGTGTTTTCTCTTTGCCGACATGCTGATCAACGTGCAGGAAGTGACCGTTTTTAAACTCCTGATAGATAACGGCACCAGCAGCACTGAATCGACTTTTCCCCAGGATGATTTCGGCGATCCCCGCCGCCGGGCTTTCAGGGTTGTAGACTTCATCGCGGTACAGGAACATGATGCTGTCGGCGTCCTGCTCGATAGAACCGGAGTCGCGGAGGTCTGACATAACCGGGCGACGCTGGTCCGCAGGACGGGAATCCACGGCGCGCGAAAGCTGGCTAAGCGCGAACGTCGGCGTATGCAGGCGCATAGCCATAGTTTTAAGGTTTCGGGAAATGTGGGCGATCGCCAGGTCGTTACGTTCTGCCTTTGGTTTTTTAATCAGGCCAAGGTAATCAACAACGATCATCGCCAGATGCGGATAGCGGCGCTTATGCGTCTCTGCAACAGCCCGGATTTGCTCAATCGTCAGATCGGTAGCATCGACGATCCAGATATCGCGCCCGTTCATGGTCTCCATGGCCGCTGTAAAGCGCGCCCAGTCCTCATCCTGCATATCGAGGGGATTACGCAGGCGCGACACCGACATGTTGCCTGAGCCCGCCAGAGAGCGTTCTACGATTTGCGCAGCAGCCATTTCCATACTGAATATCAGCGCTCCACCGCCGGCAGCGGTAACGCCATCGACAATCTTCAGCGCAAATTCCGTTTTACCCATGCCAGGACGGCCAGCGACAACAATCAAATCCTGCAGGTTAATACCGCCAGTGGCATCGTCCAGTTCGTCGATCCCGGTCTTTAAATTTCGGGTGCCCTCTTCGCCGTCCATGCGTTTCTGCATGGTTTCCATGTACATAGGCAATAATTCGCTCATGTGTACCGGCTGCACGTCGCCAGTGTCGCCGGTCATGTCCAGCAGCTGCGCCACGGCAGTTTCAACAACCTGATCACGCTGTTCCTGGTTGTTTGCCTGCCGGATGCCATCAGCGCCCTGCTGCAGTAATTCGGCCATACGGCGGCTGCGCCACGCCTTAACCATTTTGCCGGCGTAACCCTTAAGGTTCGGTACCGTGGCAGGCATACGTGTAATTTCTGATAAATCAGCCAGACTACTACCGCCCAGCGCTTCACTGACAAACAGCATGTCGATCAGGCCGTTCGCCAGCGCCTGTTTTTTAATTTCGGAGAACGCGCGACGGTGAAACCCGATGCTGAAAGATTCTTCAGGCGTAGAGGCGATCACATCGAATGCGTCCGGACTGGCGCCGCCATTTAGCAGGCCAGCCAGCACACAAGCTTCCAGTTCCTGCGGAGTCATAACGAACCTTCCCGGGTATTACGTAACGTTTCTGGTTTCATCAGGTAGTCAAAGCTGGCTCGCCATCCGCCATCTGTACCGAAATAAAAATCAGGAGCATCAGCGCGGAATTTTTCGAAGTACCCCAGGAATGCACCGGTAGTTTTATTTTTCATGTGAGCAGCCAGGCGGGTGATCATCCGGCGGCGGTCGGCATCCAGTTCAGCAGCAGGCAGAACGTCAGCGAAAATTTCGTTGTAGCCGTTCATGACGGCTTCCGGGTCGATCTTCGCCTCCAAAACAGCCCACGCCTCTGCGTCGGCAAGATAGCCATCAAAACGGTTTATCCGGCAGATGTTCGCAGGCTTAGGCAGGCTATCGCCACGGCGGCGCCATGTGGCCAGCACCCAGCGGATAACCAACTGCAGTTCGTCCAGGGTGTACCCTTCCCGAGTGGTGGTCGGCGTCAGCATCATCACAAACGGTTTCAGGTCACGGCAGCGGGTGCCCGTTTTCTCGTTGTAAAATTCCAGCGCTTTTTTAGCATTAGAATTAATTCTTTCCTCGCCTTCGCCCGTTTGGGGGTTAGGGGGATCAGTAGGTTCTATGACTGGTTCAAAAGAGTGACTGGTTCTGGTGCCGCCACACGGCATAGGGGCTATGCTTTTTGGCGGCATACCTGTGCTTTCTGGCGGCATAGGGGCTATGCTTTTTGGCGGCATAGGGTTATCGAGATTCATACAATACAGATTCGATGCGTTTCCCTTTCCGTTTTTTACCCCCGGGCGGTTTTCTTTGACCAGAAGACCCATAGAAATTAATGCATCGATATGATCACGAACTGCGCTTTTGCTGCATTCGCAGTGATCGGCAATATGCTTATAAGACGGCCAGCATTCTCCGGAATCATTGGCGTTATCCGCCAGTTTGATCAGCACTAGTTTTCGTATCGGGTTACCGGTTTTGATGGCCATTGCTTTGGCCATAAGTGTCATACTCATAGTCAGATCCCCAGCGTATCGGCCAACTGGCGGCAGGCTATTTCAT